GAAATACATCGTGCAGCAGCCCGACTCGGGCCTGAGCGCAGAGCAGGCGTTGTCGGCGCTCGCCACGGGGATTGTGAAGAACACGACGACGACGGGCGTGCTGTCGATCGCAACCGAGGGAACCGATTACTACAAGCCCGGTGGCACGGACGTCGCGGTGGCCGATGGTGGGACCGGGGCGTCGAACGCGAGCGGGGCGCGAACCAATCTCGGATTGGTTGTCGGCACGGATGTTCAGGGCCACACGGCGAACCTGGACACATATTCGTCCATCACTCCGTCGGCGAACGTCCAGTCGGTTCTCAGCGCCGCCGATTACGCGGCGATCCGCACGCTGCTCGGTCTGGTGATCGGCACAAACGTGCAGGCGTTCGACGCTGACTTGTCGACGTGGGCTGGCCTTACGCCGTCCGCGTTTTTCCAGACGCTTGTGGATGACACGGACGCTGCGACCGCACGGGCGACGTTGGGTGTGATCGCGTCCCTGTTCAAGTCGGGTGGGGCGCAGGCTATTGCGCTGGACACTTTGGCGGCCCCCACGGACATCACCACGCTGAATGTTTCAACGTCTGCGCACGGGCTCGCCCCGAAGCTGCCGAATGATGCGACGAAATACCTGGACGGGACGGGCGCGTATTCGGTCCCCGCAGGCGGCGGGTCGACAAACCCCGAGGACATGAATCTGATCGTGGCGATGGAGGTATTCGCGTGAGCACGTATTCGAAGTTGAAGCTGTCCGGGTCGACGGACGGGAAAGGGATTGACGTTGCCGCGACCTCGATTGGCTCGGGGACGACGATCCACACAGCGAACTCGACCGCGCTGGATCTGATCACGTTGTTTGCCACTTGCGAGGACACCGCACCCGTCGTTTTGACGATCGGTTGGGGCGCCACAAGTGACCCGGACATTTTCCATGTCACGGTCCCATCGAAGTCCGGGCTGATGCTGGTGATAGCGGATCTGCCGTTGACGAACAGCCTCGTCGTGAAAGCCGCTGCAGCCACCGGGAACGTGGTGCAGTTGTACGGGTACGTGAACAGGATCACGTAGGTGCTTCGCGGGCAGGACAAGAGGCTTTGGCTGCCGTCCCATCGGCAGCGTGCAGCAACACCTACCGTGGGTTTCCCCGGTGCTCCGGGTATCGCGTCTGCGATGGACGGAGAGATCGACTGGTTGCGGGTCGCCCCGCCCGTCACGGACTACACGGTCTGGTTTGATTCCTACGACTTCCGCACCATCGTCGGATACGGAGGCAGCGCGGTAGCTACGGAGATCTGGTTGGGGAAGAAAACCGGGAACGTCACCTATCTCGCGCAGGCCACGTCCGGTAACCGACCCTCGTTTTACGGAACCAAGCTGGGGCAGTATTACGCGGTCGATTTCACGGGCAACGCTTTCATGGATGGCACGGATGTAGTCCCGGCGAGGCCCATGTCGATGATCGCCGCTTATGACTGCGACAGCATCGCATCCACAAACCATTTCCTGTTCTCGGCGACAGGCGGGAACAACCGCATCGGTGTGTTCTTCAATGCGGGGGACGGTTCAATCGAGGCGAACTGGGTCGGGGTCTCCAACCTGGACTCAACCCTTGACACAACGACCGGCCCGCATGTCGTTGGCGTGGCGATGAGCACCACTAGCACGTTCTGGCTCTACGACGGAACAACCGCGACAGTCTCGAACAGCACTTCGACCACCGCTGGGGCTTTGCGGCTGGGGCAGTACGCGGGCGGTTCGACCAACACCTTTGACGGAAGAATCGGCGAGATCCTGCTGTGGGACCGGGAGTTGAGCAGCACGGAGCTCGCAAGCATGTACCGCTACCTCAAGGCGAAGTGGGGCACTCCTTGAGCGGTCGTTTCGGCCACGACTTCGGGCTGTCGCATTCGGGGCAAACGAGTATGCCCTTGCCTCCGGGCGGGACGATGATCGTGAACACCGCACCACAGTGTTCGCAGCGGACCCCGATGCTCATGGGGACAACTGTAGAGCACAACGGACCCCGATTCTCTAGCCAAGAGTCCAGCACGGCCCCCAACGGGAGGAGAGCATGATCGAGGCAGCCCCCGGAGCAACGTTCGAAACAAACATTGACTGGGGCGTAACTGGACTTGAGGGCACTCTGCGCGTTCGCATCCTCGACGGTGCCGGTGGAACCACTACGGCGGCAACCACGACGGGGGTCTCGGAGTTCCCCGCGACGTCAAAGACCTATGAGGTCTCCCTCACCGCCCCGTCGGTTGCCGGCCAGTACCGCATCGTGTGGGACGATCAGTCTGGGACGTTCGCAAACGGCGACGACCTGCTGGTCACATCGGAGCCGAGCTCCGGGACGATCTCTAGCGGCCACCTGTACGTCACGGTGAGCGCGTTGAAGGCCACGCTGAACATGGCGGACTACGACTTCGCCGACGACGATTTCACACTCGCCGTCACCGCAGCATCCAGGGCGATCGACAGCGAATGCGGCCGGCGGTTCTACCTGGACGCGGACAACACCAGCGGCCGGTATTACAGCCCCGAGTCGTTCGCGCTCCTCACCGTCGATGACCTCGCCGACGTTGCGGAGGTCGCGGTGGACGTGGGAGGCACCGGAGCGTTCGTCGCGTGGGCCACGACGGCCTACAACGCCGGCCCGTACAACGCCCTGTCCGACGACCGCCCGTACACGTTCCTCGAGACAGCCAGGGGCTACAGCTTCCCGCGCGTCCCTCGCTCGGTGCGGGTCACGGGTCAGTTCGGGTGGCCGTCGATCCCCGCCTCCATCTCGGAGGCCACCGCGATCTACGCATCCCGCCTGTTGAAAAGGGCGCGGGAGGCGCCGTTCGGCATCCAGTCGGTCGGCATCGACGGCATCGCCGCCAGGATTTCCAGGACTGACCCCGACCTGATGATGCTCCTGTCTGGCTATGTGCGAAGGACGATGGCGCTCTAGTGGCCGCCACTGACCCCGCAGACATCAGGGCTGGCATCGTGGCCGCCCTCAAGTCGGAGTTCGACGGCGCACAGGTCACCGGCTACCCGTTGACCAACGGGCGTCCCCCGGCGTTCGACGTTGACCTCGATGACCAGGGTGTCAACTACGACATGTCGATGGGGCGCGGCACAGACGAATGGTGGTTCAAAGTGACCGCCGTGCTCGCCACAGGCGTTACCGACGGGGCGCAGAGAGCTCGTGACGCATATCTCGTCTCGAGCGGCACCGGCTCAGTGAAGGGCGCGCTCGAGGCGGACCGCACCCTGGGCGGCGTCGTGGAGTCATTGCACGTCACGAACATGGTCCCACGAACACTTGGCGCGTCGGACACCGACGCGCTCTATCTGGGCGCCGAGTTCACCGTCCGCATTTTCGCCAACGGCGCCTAACAAACCTTTCTCATGTTCTCTCACCAGCCCAACCACGGGGCGCACCGGGCCGTGCCTCAAAACCACGTAAGGAGGCTTAGGCCCAGATGAGCAAGACAATCCTCACCGACGCCAAGGTGACGATCGGGGGCACGAACGTCTCGTCCCTGATCCGCAGCGTCGATGTCCAGATGAGCGTCGATGACGTCGACCTCACCGCGATGGGCGGCACGTCCCACGCGCACGGCGCAGGGCTCCGCGACGACCGCATGACGTTCGAGGCTTACCAGGACTTCACGGCCGTCAGCGGGCTCGACGCGATCTGCTCTCCGCTGCTCGGCTCGAGCACGGGCGCAACCGTCGTCGTCCAGAACGTGTCCACCAGCCCCGGTGTCACGTACACGATGGTCGGGGTTCTGTTCGAGTACCACCCGCTGAACGGCGAGGTTGGGGCGGCGTCGATGACGCCTCTCACGTTCCTGCCGGCGCAGGGCTCATACATCACGAGGGCGACCGTCTAATGCCCGCATACCGGGTCGTTGGCCTACGGGAGCTTCTCCGTGCAACAGACGCTATGGGGAAGGACACGAAGCGCCTGGTGCGCGGGAAGCTCCGTGAGGCCGCCGAGCCGGTGAGGCAGGACGCCGCCGTGAGGTTCGCCAGCTACGACGCGAAGTCTGCAGGCAAATACGGGATCTCCGTCCGGCGCACGGGGTTCGTGTCGGTCGAACAGCGGCTACGTAGATCCTCCGACGCGTCGAGACGACGCCCGAAGTTCGGGACGTTGCAGATGAAGAAAGCCCTGTTGCCTGCGCTCGCGGACAACGGGGAGCAAGTCGAAGCCAAGGTCAACGAAGCCGTGACGTTGGCGTGCGCGAAGTTCAACCTAGGAGGCTAACCGGGCTATGCAGGAACCAGGGTTCTGGATCGACGGCCAGCACTACCCGTTCCCCGAGTCGTACACCCTCGGACAAACGATTCTTGTCTCGAGGATCACCGGGGACGAGTTCTACAAATACAGCGAAGCGTTGCAGGAAGGCACCCGCGACCATGCCGTAATCGCCGCGTGGGCCGCCGTCGCCGTGTGGGGCAAGAACCCCGACTGGTCGATCGATGAGGTTGAGCGGTTCGTGATGTCGACGGCCATCGAGAAGTTCGAGATCCAGTCCGGGGCTGATGATGGCGACCCTCCTCCGAGCGGGAGCGTCGAGCAGCCCGAATCGACGGACTCCCCGGTCAGTGCAGCCGCGTAGAGGGCTGGCTGCTTGGGCACCCTGACCCCCCGCCGCATCTGCGGCTCGGGATCAATCACCCGGAGGATTTCTGGCATCCGGTGTTCGCGGCCAGGTTCCAGTTGCAGGCGTGGGATATGCACCGCATACGGGTTGACCACCTAGACGAAATGTTGAAATACGTGAAAGAGATACCGGCGCTGTGAGCTCGTTGTTCGGTGGAACGGGACGCCGTCTTGGCGTTCTGATTTACGGGGACGACCGGGCGCTCCAGAAGACGCTTGCACGGACGGAAACCCGGCTGGCGGCTTTCAGTCGCACGGCAAACAAGACGGGACTGTTGGGCAACACGGGCGCGTCTTTGGGCATGGCCCGCGGTGGGGTGATCGGCGCGGGGGCGCTCGCGGCCGGGTTTGCGCTCCACAAGTTCGTCAGCGCGGCGAATGACGCGCAGGTTGTGCTCGGACAGACCGGCGTTGCGGTCAAGAACGCGGGACTTGACTGGCAGGCGAGCGCGTCGGACATCAACAACGCCGCGACCCGGATCAGCAAGTCAACAGGGTTCGATGACGAGGATGTTCTCCGCTCGTTCCAGGTGTTCGTTCGCGGTCAGAAGGACGTCAAGAAGTCCATCGACCTGTCGGGGCTCGCCGCCGACGTCGCTCGGGGCCGGTATACCGACCTTGCTAGCGGCACCATGCTTGTCAACAAGGCGGCAATGGGTCAGATCGGTGCCCTGCGCAGGGCGGGCATCCAGATCGACAAGAACGCCACGGCCACCCAGGCGCTCACGGCGTTGCAGAAAGCGTACGGCGGTGCGGCGAAGAAATACGTTGACAGCGCGGCCGGCGCGTCGGACAACCTCAAGGTCGCGTGGGAGAACCTCGCGGAGACAGCCGGCAGAAAGCTGACGCCCGCGTTGAAGATCGCGGAGAATGCTTTTGCGGGACTCCTGAACCAGATGTCGGGCTTCCAGGAGAGCGCGAAGCTCACCGCGGACACCCTGAAAGACCCGAAGTTCTTGCAGGCCGTCCAGGCGTTGAACGGGACGTTCAAGGGAATCGACATCCTGAACCGGTTGAAGGCGACGCAGATCGTGGCACCGGGCGAGGGATTCGTCAGGCCGACGCCCAGCTCGGGGAAAGACGGGAAGACCAACCCGCCGAGTCTTGTCACGTCGCTGCCCGCCAAGCTCGTTGACAACCTCCTGAACGCCCGCCTGTCGGGGTCAGACAACGCGGTGAAGGCCGCTCTGCAGGCCGAGGCTTCGTTCATCAAGCGGGCGCTCGGACAGAAGAAGCTCAACCGGGCGGGTCGCGAGGGGTTGAAGGAATCGCTGATCTCCGTCACGGACGAGATCAACGGAATCAACAAGGATGCGGCCGACGCCGCAGCGGCTGCGGCGATAGATGCCGGGAACGCCCGCAAGGCGGCCGCGGACGCACAAAAGCGTGCCGCCGACGAGGCGAAACGCAAGCAAGCGGAAGCGGCCAGGAAGGCCAAGGAGGCGGCGAGGAAAGCGGCTGACGCCGCGAAGAAGGCCGCTGAGGCGGCGAAGAAGGCTGCGCAAGCCCTGCTGGATCAGGGGCAGGCGTTGAAGGACGCCGCTTTGGCGCGGTTGGACGCGGTACAGGACAAGCGTGACGTGCAGCGCGACCTCGCTGACGCGAAAACCGAGCTCCGTCACGCGAAGATGATCGGCGGCAAGCGCGGCATCCTCGAGGCGAACCGGAACTTGCAGGATGCACAGTTGGCGCAAAAGCGGTTCCTGCTCGAGCAGTCGACCGTCAAGCCCGCAGGCAAGACGGCCGCAGCCGGGTTCAACTTCAACGGCGCCACTCTCCACTTCCACGGCGTCCAAAACGTCCAACAGCTTGTGAACGAGCTCACGAAGCTCGGGAAGAAGTCCGCGACCCAGCGGCGCGGACGTAACGGCGGGATTCCCCACGGCGCATGACGAACGTACTTCACCTCAAGCTCACAGCTGGGAACGACACCTATGTCACCAAGAACGCCACCGGGGCCGATCTGTGGGCCGGCTTCGACGTGTACTTCGTCGGCGGGATGCCCACCGTGGACGGGCAGATCAGCGGGTACGTGGCGGCGTTCGCTAAGAGCGGCGGCGAAAGCGACGGGCTCTTTGTAACGCAGGTTTCCGGCGCCGACAAGTGGCGCACCGATTACGACTCCGACGGGCCTTTCGCGACTGTCGCAACGGGCTCATGGATTCACGTTGATTTCCGGTTCAAGCCTGGAACACCAATCGCGTCCGAACTGTGGATTGATGGTGTCGACCAGGCTATCGACGTCACGGGCGTCAACAACGCGAACGCCATAACCGGGGTTGCGTACGGCGCTTGGTTCCCCGGTGGATGGGAAACCGCGTATGAGCTTTATGTCGCGAACCCGTCAATCGGGACGACGAAGGGTGGCAACGAGGTTTGGAGCTCTAGCCTTTCGGGCGGCCTCGGTGATTTCGATGATGTCGTCACGGGGGCGGGCGCAACGCTCGAGGTTATCGCCGACCCGACGGGCACGGTCCCCGATGGACCCGGCGACACGTCTACTGGCGCTGATGGTGGCGGCGGGACAGACGTGGGCGACCCTCACGGGGGCGTCCTGGTCGCGGTGGCCTACGACGCCGACGCTTTCGACGCCGCACCTGAATGGACATCTCT